GGTCTATGACGGCAGCAAGATCGACACCACGGGACTCAAGAAGGTCGCGGGCGATTGGGCGGGCGGCGAGGAACTGGCCAAGCGGGCGCTGGTGGTGACCGGCGATGCGGTGGCGGAATATCGCAAGCGGGCGCTGGGCAAGCCAGCCGTGGCGTTCTGCGTGACGATCGAGCATGCCGAGGCGGTCGCGGCTGCCTTCCGCGCTGACGGGCTGCGCGCTGCCTGCGTCCACGGCGGCACGCCCAAGATCGAGCGGGACGCGACGCTGGCGATGCTGGGCACCAACGACATCGACGTGGTGACCGCCTGCGACCTGATCAGCGAGGGGCTAGACATCCCCAGCATCGGCTGCGCGATCCTGCTACGCCCCACCGCAAGCCTGGGAATGGCCCGTCAGCAGATCGGGCGCGGCATGCGCCCCAAGGCTGACGCCTCGCCGCTGATCGTGCTGGATCACGCGGGCAACGTCGATCGTCACGGCGACATTGACGAGGTGATCGAGTGGACACTGGACGGCGCGATCCGCCATCCCAAGCCCAAGGCGCCAGTCAATCCCGCGACCGTGGGCATGGGCACGCCGCGCCAGATCGAATACGTGGCGGGCGAACTGGCGCTGCGCGAGAAGGTGGCGGCGGAACAGGCACGCTGGGCGCGGATGTCTTACACCGCGTTCAAGAAGGTCCGTCGCAGCGACGCCCAGGTCCGCGCGTATGGTAAGGCGCATGGATATAAACCCGGCTGGGCGTGGCACTTCATGCAGGATCAGGCGCTGCGCTTCGGGCATGGTGCGGCGATGGAGGATCAGGAGGCCGCATGAGCGATAATCTGCCCGCCCTCGTGTTCGACGTGCTGCGTCGGAAGCTGATCGCTGACCTGTCCGATCTGGCGATCTGGGAGACCGGTCACGAACGCCTCGTGACGCCGCCGTGGCACGCGCTGACGGTGGCGGAACGTGATGTGCTAGTGGAGGCGCTGCGGCAGTGGAGACCGGCATGAGCGGTAGCAGAGGCTGGGAGAGTCTGCGTATCGATACCGCCGATTCTCTCGATCGCATTTGTGTGCCGGGTGGCTGGCTCTATCGCACCGTCATCCACCACAACTACGAAGGTGATGTGGCAGTCGCGGTCGCGATGTGCTTCGTGCCCATCCCGCCCGGCATGGCGCGAGCCGGTGATGACTGATCGCCCGCGAGGCCCGGTGGGCAAGATGCTGGACGACCTGCAACACCGCGAGACGCCGACCGAACTGCACTGTTCGATCCGCTGGCACGACCTGACCGACACCGAATTGCTGACCATGCTGGCGGAGCATTTCGAGTTGATCCGGCGCCTCGCGGTGTTAGAAGGTCCGTTGCGCGCGAACGGCGTCCGTATCCCGAAATACCGCGCCATCGCGCTGGAATGCGGGCTGGCGCGCGAACGCATCCTGTCGCATCTAGCGGGGGAGACATGAGCGATAACCAGACCACCGGGCGCAGGCGCGACAGTCCTTTCCCGCGCGTGGCGGGAGCAGCAGAGCAACTGTGGAACTTGCGCTGCAACTGCGAGCATCCTGATAAGCGCGACTGGTCGTGGCACGCGATCACGCAGCATCATCCGGAGATCGCCAAAGAATACCTCGAAACGGCCTGCATCATTCTTACTGCCGCCGAACGGATATTCGACTGATGCGCTGGCTGATGAACTGGTGGCACGCCCGGCAGCGCGCGATCGACCTCGACACCCTGTGGCCAAGCTGCCGCGATCAGACGGACGACATCGGCCATGCCAAGGAGGCATTCGCCATGCACGCGTTCCATGACAAGGCGTGGCTGGTGCTGGGCGACGACGAGATCAGACGGCGGATCGAGGCGCTGAGATGAGCGGCATGCTCGATCTGGGCGCCGAGATCGCCACCAACAACGGCGGTGATCTGCGTGGCGGCGAAATCAACTTCCTGGGCCACAGTTTCAGCACTGTCCGCTATCCTAACGGGCTGCGGTTTGTGTTCTTTGCTCTCGATGACAATTTCGATGACTCCCACACCAGCACTTTACTGGCGGTAGGCACGTATCAGCGTATGCGGGACTTGAAACCGATCTTCAGTTTTCCCCGCCCCGTGGGTGACGAGAATGCCCTGATATCGGTGGCGGTGGAGCGCATCGGCAAGCCTGACGATCTGATGCGGGACGAAAAGGGCGGCGACATATTCTTTCGTCCGGTGTTCGGTGTCCTGACGCTGCGCGCGACGAACAGCGACGATGTGGAGGAACGCCTTAAAGAGCATGCGCGGCGCGCCAAGTGGATTGACGCTCCCACCAACGCTTGGGCGTTCTACAGTTACGACGCTGATGGCAAGGTTGTTCATGTTCACTTCATTTGCCGAAATGACGACGATAGCCACACGACCGCCGCCGAGAAGGCGCGCCGCATCGCTGCCCTGATGGCGCAGCCGACTGACCCGGCAGCGATCAACGCGCGCGACGGCAACCAGCGGCTGTTCAGCCTGACGCGGCTGCCATGATCATTGTCGATCTGGGCGGGCGGATTTTTCAAGCCGCTGGCGAATTGTGCGGCGGCGAGATCAACATCCTGGTGCAGCCGCCGCGTCGCTATAGCACCGCCGGGGGCCAGCGGTTCCTGCTGTTCCGCGTCGATGCCAACGATGATGGCGAAGACGGCGTGCAGCATTTTCACGCGTTGGGCGTGGTTACCCGGCAACGCTCCAGCGAACTGCGCCACGTCGTGCAGTTCGGCGGGCTGATAAAGATCGCGGTCGATCGCATCGCCAACGAGCCGGTCTACGGCATCGATCAGGAGGGTGGCTGGCTGCATCTGGTGTCGGGCCGGATCACCCAGGTCTTGCGCGGCAACCGCAACGGCGGGCGAATGGATGTGGATTTCAACTCCATCACCGGTATCGGCTACCACCAGCAGTTGGGCGCCGCCATGTTTGCCACCTACGACGCCACCAGCAAGGTCGTCTACGCGCATACAATCTGCCTGGACGAAACCGGCAAGGCGCTGTCCTATGAGGCGGCGGAACAGCGTCTCGTCGCGGCTTATGACGCTGCCCACGACACGCCACTGAGAGAGGAAGCCAGCACCCCGTTGCCATCGGCGCTTGACGGCGCCCATCGCGCGCTGACCCTGCGCAGGTTGCACTGATGACCCGGCGCGGCGGCGGCAACCCCAAGATCAGGCGCGCCCGCGCGATCAACCTGGAGCCGTGGGAGCCGCTGCCCGGCATGGTGAAGAAACAGTGCCCCGAGTGTGAGTTCTGGTATGCCACCGACAACCGGGGCCGGGAGCTATGCCACGACTGCGAAGACCGCTCGCGGCGGAATCGCATCTACGGCCAGCCGCGCCCCGCCGACTGAATCATTGCTTTGAACGCGGCGCAGGCGCTATAGCGGCGGTGAGAACACGGCTCAGTCTCGACTGGCAACCTCGCGGTTTCCCTGTCGTTGCTCTGAGTTGGGTTTCTTGTGCAGGCGGCGGGGTCCAATCACCCCGCCGCCAACCCCTTCGGAGGACGCGCCCTGGACGCCTCCGCCCTGCCCGCCACAGCCCGCTGCACGGCGTTCGCGCCAGGACCGGCATAGACATGCCGCCCAAGCGGCGCCAGCGCCTTGTGGCAGCGTCTGGCGCCCCGGTGGCCGACCTCGACGCGCCGCCCGTCGCGCGGCTCAAGCAGCGCCCAGGCGCGCAAGCTGCGCTGATGCCGACCGAATGGCGCGATCCGGATGATGTTACGCCCGGCGCCCGCCGCACGCCGCGCACGATCGCCGGGTGGCGAACATACTGTCCGCTGCGCAAGATGAGCGGTCACCCAAATTCCGGGATCGGCGCCCAGCATATCCACGCCGCCGATATGCTACGCGAGCAAGTGGACATCGCCACGATGGGTTATTCCGGCGCGCGCCCGTTGATCTTCGTCACGCAATCCGTCCAGCCGCGCTGGGGGCTGACGATCAGCGATGTCAAGCAGATGCGGGCGCTGCGTTCGGTGCGCCGCGTGGTGGCGCTGTTCGACGGCATGCAGTTGCGCATGCTCGACGCGGTCGTGCTGCGCAACATCACGCTGCGGCAGTGGATCATCGGCTGCGGCGGGCTGACCACGACCAAGCACGAGAAGCGCCGCCTGATGACGATCCTTGACCGGCTGTCGGAATACTATGACGCTGAGATCGAGAACGATCTGGCCAGTGGGAGGCGGCTGCCATGACCACGAAGACTGCCGAGAACAAACCAAAAGAGCGCGCCGGGCACCGTTTGGACGAGGAGGCTGCCGCCGCGCGCGAATACATCGCGCACTTCCGCAAATACGTGGTGCCGGGAACCGACCACGTCGTCACCAGCGAGGGGCGTCACATCATGCTGGACGACATGACCGACGACGACGCGGTGTTCATCGGCGCCGAGTTCGCCAGGATGGAGGCTGAAGCTGCGAAGCGTCGCCGGATGCGCGACAGCTAGAAACGGAACGGCGCGTCGGCTGCAACCATGGAAATTTACGCTGCCATCATCCCACGCCGTCCCTCGTTCCCACCTACGAGCGCGCGCAATTGGGCGGGTTCGTCAGGCAGCTTAATCACGTCAATCCCGCTCGTGCAACTCGTTCAGCAACGCGGTCAGCGTCGCCTGGATACGCACCACCCGCGTCATGATGTCTTCCAGCGTGTCCAACACCGACGCTGGCAGCACGCCTTCTGCGTCGCCGTTGGTGTGCTGCGGCGGTGTGGCGTCGTCGTAACTGTCCGCCTTCATGTGCGGCAGACCGAGTCCGCTCAGTAGCTCGCGCAATTCCTTCAAGCTGACCTTGCCGAAATTCGGCGTCCGCATCAGTTGCCGTTCAGTCATGCTGTAGACATCCCCGATGCACTTGAAGCCGTTGCCGTTTTTCAGGCAATTCTCCAGCCGCACACTCATCGCCAGTTCTGGTAGCGGCAACGCCATGCGCTGGTCCATCGTTAGCGTGGTGGCGAACGTCTCCAGGCTAGGATCGGGAACGGCCTCAAGCCTCGTGTTGGCTGCCCCGGCGCTGAACTCACTCGGCTGGTGGCCATGCTTTTTCTGGAACGCTTTCAGTGCCGCCGGAATGAAGCTGGCGCGCTCATTCCACGTCGGGTCTGCGCGAAACGCTGGCGAGTATGCCAACAGAAAGGCACGGATTGCCGTCGAGATCGGCGCCGGGCCGCTCATCCCCAGCATTTCAGCGATCTCGCGTTGCGGCTTGCCTTCCATCCACAGCTTGGCGGCGTAGGCGTTATCAGCCATCTCGATCATGGTCGTCCCTTTCGTTCTCTCACCTCTGGCGTCGGCGCCATGCGCGCCACCTCCTCGATCGACAGTGGCTTGCGCCACTGCATCGTCACGCGCTGAAACCCCGGCGGGAACTCGGCGTCTCCCACGTCGATCAGCGGTTCGGGACTGCCGCACAGCGCAAAGATGCGGTCGCGCACGGCCTCGATCTTACGAACCGTCATGCGGGTCCAACGGACCACGGCAACCGGCGCGCCCTTGTGTTGCTGGCATAACGAGAGTTGCCAGAGCGGGCGTCCACCGGCATAGACGGCTCATTCAAGCCCTATGTTCACCGTGAGACAGGCGGATATGTCTGCCCCCGGATCAGCCCACCAGTAATGCCCCAGCGTGATCTGGGTGTTTGGATCGAACACCGGATGGGCTAGGGCGAAATTGATCTGCGATCTCATGACTGTCCTCTCGTCATCCACGGCTTGAATGCCAGCATCCGTTCCGGTTCAAGCCCAAGCATCCGCCAGGAACCATCGAAACGAATGCAACGATCGTCGATCGTGAGCCACGCGGCGGGCTTTTCGTGGGCGAACTCGATCTCCAGCGGTTCGGTCTCGTCGCGCTGCCCACCCTCCGCGATCCATTTGTTGCGCTGCTCGTGCAGCCACATGCTCATCAGGATTGTGCCGTTGTCGTCTTTCGATCGGCTGGAATAGATCACCAGCTTGAAGTGATGCCGCGCGCGTTCGGCCCACTCGAAAAAGCCCGGCACCACATCGTCGTAGATCGTTCCATCCAACCAGCCTTTCGAGTATTTATGAATGACTCCGTCGAAAGTCTATGCAAATAGTCGGTTTGAAATCGGCCACTTGCCACCTCCTTTCAGTTGTAATGAAGTGAGCGACCAAGGCGGCATCAGGCGATCAGTGCAGGGCGGCAGTCCGATCGCGAAAGCCGGGCGACCACTACGGCCAACCACCGACAAAGACGGCTATCTTTGCGTAACGCTTTGCGACAAGCCAAGGCCACCCCGCGAGTGGTCGCCACTCAGGCATCAGAGTTTCTCCGCGTAATCCATGATGCGTTCGGCGTAACGATACAGCACGATCTTCGCGTCGCGCTGGTCCAGTTGCCCGGCGGCGAGCAGTGCCATGAAGGTTGCCGCCATCGCGTCAATCGCGAGGTCGGTGTCCTTGTGGTCGAGGATGCCGCTGACGGCGTCCATCAGCGTCTGGGTCAGCGCGATGCCCGCTTCAGTATAGGCGGGATCGAGGGGCGGCTTGCGCCGCCCCTCCTTGTCCTGCGGCATCAGCCGACCGCCTCGACCTCCTGCCACGCCTTGGTCTCCATCAGCGCCGCGACGTGGTTCTGCCGCTCCCAGTTGCGCAGCCCCTTGTCGGCACCGCGCCCGCCCTCGCCGCGCGTCGCCCAGTTGGTCAGCACGTTGGCGAGGCACCAGAGGTTGTCGCCGCCCTGGACGGGGTCTTCGTCCTTCGCCTTGACCCAGGCATGCACCAGGGCATCGACGGTCGTCTCGCTGGCCTTTGGCAGTGTTGCCAGTAGCTTCAACGCCAGCTTGTCGGTGACCTTGATGCCGGTCCACCGCTCCCAGCGGGTGACCTCGATCGCGTGCTGTTCGGCGGCGATGGTCAGCCGCGCGATGGCAGGCACGAGGTCGATCTCGCCCTTGTGCTGGAAGCGGAAGGACGCGTATTCCTTGCCGGAAACCGCCTGATTGGCGCAGGCCCAGTTGAACGAGCCGACACGCCCGTGCAGCGCGGTCGAGCCGTCATAGGCGTTGATGAAGATCACCCGGAGGCTGGCCTCGACGCCTTGCCGCACCTTGGCGGTGTGGGCGGGCAGTATCCACTGCGCCCACATGCGGGCGCCGTCCGACGAGTAGTCAGCGGCGAACCGGGCGTCGGTGGTATCCAGGCGGGACTTGATCAGCGCGTCCTCGATCAAAGCCACCGCGTAGTCGTTCTGCACCAGCGTGTAGCTATCCGGCGCGACTCGGATCGTCGCCCCGGTATCGCCGCGCGTGATGTGATGATAACCCTCGATCTCCTTGCCGGTGGCATCGAAAATCTTCAGCGCGTTGGCAGCGATCGGCTGCACGGTCTTATGATTCATGGGCATGAAGTCATCGCCCAAGATTGCAGTATCGAACGGCATTTTAACATCTCCATGTGGGTTTCAGTGTGCAGCGGGAAGATCGTTCCCGCGCAGTCCTTGTAGCGCGTCACGACAGAAAAAAACAAGAAAAATAACATGCCGCGATGTTTTTTCTTGTGAGGCGCGAAACTAGGGATGGTGGCTAAACCCTTGACGCGACACGATCCATCGTCCTACCCATTTCACCATACTCGCGCCAGACGCGACTCCAGCCCCAGGAAAATTCATGCCGCAAACCGATCAAACGCCCGCGCGCGAGCGTAAGTTGGCGCGCAAGTGGGCCGACAAAATCCAGAGCGTGGAAACCAAGATACTCGATGCGCTCGATGAACTGCCGGTGCGCGATCGTCCGTTCGCGCTCCAGGGGCCGGTCAACAGCGTGACGCGGGCGGTGCGCAACCTCGACGCCAGCTAGTCGCCCTTGATGAACGCCACCCAGCCCAGTCGCTGGGCGATCTGGCCCATCGCGAACTTGTCCTTGTGGCGGTTCCAGAAACCCCGGCAGCACATCGCCTCGATGCCAGTGTCGCGACCAGAGCTATGGCAGACCCGGTGCCCTTTGAAGCCGCCATACTTGTCAGCCACGTCGGCTTCCAGCTTGCGGATGTCGAGCGGGCTGTCCTTGCGGTAGATACAGGTGGCGCACGCCTTGGCGCGCACCCGGAAACCGTCAGCCTCGACTCGCTTGGTCATGGCTCGCACCGCATCACCGGCTCACCGCGCCATTGCCAGACCGCACAGCGCCCGGTGGTGCCGTCCGGTCGCTGGTAGGGATGATAGGTCGTCACCCGGCCAGGGTCTTGTGCGCCCCATGCGGGCGCCCGCCGTTGGGCATTCTGATCCTCCCAGGTCGCGGCGTGCGCGCGCGCCAGCAACAGCAATACCAGCAAGCCCCAGACGATGATGGCAATCGCCCAGCCGCGCGACGGGTAGATGCGGGCACGGGCGGTGATCTCGACGCGCAGCGTGGCGTCCTTGCCGACCATCGGCACCTCGATAGTGTGCTGGATCGGCTCGCCAAGCAGATAGTTGAACGAACCGGGCGGCGGCGTCTTCTCGTCGGTCACGCCGCCTGTGCCTTCAGGTGCCGCTTGATCCGCAGTGCCACCGTGCTGGGTTGGACCTTGGCCCAGTTGTCCTCGTTGAACCGGTAGCGGTTGCCCAGCGGGGTTTGGAAAATCCGATCCCAGTCGCGCTGGGTCAGATCGAACGCGTAAGGTCCGATATAGGACGACGGCATTATCCCGCTCTTGAGGGCGAGGCCCAGCGCGCAGTTGCTGTTCAGCGCATAGTCCCATTTGAACCCTTCCGGCCATTTGGTCTCATCGCGCAGCAGATCGTGCAGTTCCTGTAATTTGCTCATTTGGCGTTCTCCTTGTTGTAAGCCCAGCGGAATGCGTGGTTGTAGAATGCGGCCTCGATGGTGCCGCGCGGATACGGGTTGTCTCGTATGTCGTGAATCGCATTCTCTCTGGCGCGCTCCCAGATCGCGTCCATCTCGGTGTCGTTTAGGTCGTGGCTCATGGCTCCCACCCTTCAGTCAGTTGTGGATACAAAAGTATCAACGCCTTGATCCATGCGAGGAACGACCCCATCACCTCTGGGTTCAGATAGACCCAGTGCGCCCGGTCATCGCGATCGGCCTTCAGTTTGATGCCGTAGCCGTCGAACTCGCCGTAAAGCCCATCGCCCAAATACACTTTTATAGGTTCGGTCACGGTGCCGCTTCCTCCTTACTCGCATTCAGCACCAGCTTGCAGACCCCGGCCAGCGCGATGCCGCGATGCTCGGCGTCCATCTCCGATAGCACATCGGCTAGGCACACGCTGAGTGCCAGGATGTTCATGCCGTTCTGCTGGTTCGTCAGTAGCTTGTTAATCTCCAGCGCGAGAGCGTTGACCGCGTCGGCGCTGATGAAATGCTCACTGAGCGCCTCGATGAAATCATCCACCCGCTCAGTGATCGCGGCGAGGTTCTTAGTGATCGCGGCGAGGCTCTCGGGAGTCGGGGTGTTCATATCGCCTCCTCCGCCAGCAACGACGCACGCATCAGAACGACGCTGACCGTGGTCACGGTCGGATCAATCTCCAGCACTCGCTTGACGGTGTCGAGATGCGGCATAGCGTCAACTGGGGCGCAGGCATACAGTTCGCGCGCCGCCGCACGCAGGCAGGTTGTGTAGTTGGGGCCTTCGGCACGCGGTTCGCCTAGCGGCCACAGCGCGCTATAAAGCCTGCGCGCCGAACAGATCAGTTCGGCATAGGCGCGGCAGAGTTCGACAATGTTATGAGCGATTACCATATGCGTTGATTTCCTATTCTCATGGTTGGTATGCCGAGGTGGCCCCGTATCGTCCGCTGGCGCCATTGGCGAGGCGGCGGTGGATAGGGATGTTCCAGTCTGATCTTGACGCAGGCTTCCAGCCAGTCGGCCACCTCTTGCGGGATGCGGCGTTCGCCGCTGGCCCACTTGCCCAGCAACTGGTGGGAACTGCCCACCATGCGGCCCAAGCCAATATGGGTCAGGCGCAGTAGCTTCAGGCAGTGACGATAGCGTTGCGCTGTCACGCTTTGCTCCAGTCGATCGATGGTTCTTCGTAGTCCATCCTGGGCATCGCCAGAACCGGGCGGCGTCCCAGCCGCATCAGGACCGACCAGACCGACAGATAGACATCGTGACGGTGCTTCTCTGGCACGCTGTCCTTGAAGTTGTCGTAATCGATCCGCCGCACCTCCGCCGTCATGGCGTTCTCGACGGCGCGGCGTTTCACCACGGCGCGGAACTCGTAGTCGGTGCCGCCGCCATCAACGACGCGGGCGCCGGGAAAGATCAGCGCGATATCCTCGCGTCTGCGGGCGCGCACCAGCAAGTGGTTGTGCTTGCTGCGGTGCTTGACGATCGACAGGAAGCTGTCGTTGAGCATGACCCACATTCACTTCACTCCCATCGCTGACCAGTCGATCGGCTTGCGATCGTTGATCACGCGATTGACCATTCGTTCATCGACGCCGACCACGGGCCGCGAGCCATACCAGTCGTGCGCCTCGTCGTGCAGCGCCGCTGGCTCACCGCGCGCCGCCAGGGCGGCGTTGAGCGCCGCCCAGAACTGAAGGAAGGTCATTGCGCCTCCTCCTCTGAGGTGGCGTGGCGCGCCTCCCAGGCGTCGTCACGGCAGGTATCCGCGAGGCGGCGCATTTCGTTCGCCGTCATCGGGTAGCTCGCCGCCTCGTAAAACGTCGCGGCGTGGTCGTAGGTCACGGCAGCGGCGGGCAGCCGGTCGTCCAGTTGCGCCGAGTGCGCGGCAGCCCGCAGCGCCAGCGCAATGTCGATCAGGTCGCTGGGCGAGAACGGGATCAGGGTGGGCGTGGTCATTGTGGTGTCTCCGAGGATTCAAGGTGGATGCCAGACACTGCCAGCATGGCGCGCGCGTTGGCGCGCTGCTCTGCGGTCGGGCGGTCGGGCAGCAACAGGTTGCTCATGCGGCCTTGCAGCCCGTCGTGGTCAGGCTCCACCGCGCCCAGGCTGACGCTGCCATCGTCGCTGCGCAGGATTTCCCGGATCATCGCGCGCGGCTTGCCGCCGCGTTGTGACATCATCACCATCACCACCTCGCGGCGATCCATCCGCTCGGATGGCGCGAGACGCGCTATCGCTTCGTCAGTCTTGTCGCTGACCGTCGCCACCCAGGCTTCCGTCATCAGGCTGATGGCGAACGCGTCCACCGCGACGCCCAACAGCTTGACCATCATCACGGTGCGATCCTTGGTTGGCGGATCGGCAAAATCCGCCGGAACGATGGCGAGGGCCGGTTGTCCCGCCTGCTTGAAATGGATTGAGAACATCGGCGCGAGTTCGCCCGTGGTTAGCATCCGATCGGCGGCGAAGTCGCAGTCGCGATCGAACAGCCTGTCAGTGAAGTTGCTCATACCCCGCCCTCCATCCGGCTGTCGGCGTTGACGATGGCGCACATCGAGTAGGTGCCGAACGGACGGAAGCACTCGACGCCGTTGGCGATGTAGATGCCGCGCCGCTTGGTCTCGCCGTGGTAGGTGAAGGTCACCGTCTTGGCGGTGCGCGCCAGGACCATGAAAAAGAAAACGCACTCATGATCGCAGACGCTGCGATCGTAGTAGGTGTAGCCGATCTGGAACTTGGTCATGGGATTTACTCTCCGGGTCAGGTTTCGTGTGCAGGCAGACAATGCTCCGTCACGTAACGCAATGCAAGAAAAATCGTCATGCCGCGCGATTTATTTTATTGGTCGGCGTCGAGGTAGGTGCGGACGACGAACTGCATGCGGGGTTTCTCTTTCAGGATTCTGACCTCCGCCAGCACGCCCAGCCAGTAGCCGCGTTGCACCGGCACGCGGAATTGCATTTCTTCGGTGTGCTTGCCGCTGTGATCGATCGCGGTGACCGCCAGAACGGCAAGGTCGGCCAGCATCGCGATGCGGCTCCGATCGCGCCCGCGTTCATAACGCCGCCCCAGCGCGTGAAACCCGACGCTGGCGAAATCCACCGGTTCGATCACCAGCCCCTTGGCGCCATGCTCAAGCCGACACCCGGTGATCATCACGGCGGATTCCGTCGAGGCCCAGTCGGTCGCCGTGAGGTTGCACGGCGCGACATAGGCTTCGGTGATCAGGCCGCGCCGTCCGCGCCGGTCGATCTCGCTGTGGATGGCGAGCCGAAACCGGCGCGGTATGGCCTCCCAGGCACGCGCCAGGGCGGTTAGGGTGCCGTCCCGCAGGTAACTGTGGGGGCGACGGTCTAACCGCTCCAGCACGGGTTGCTGAAGCGCCAGAAGGGCGAGGCTGGCGCGCTCATTATCCACCGCGACCTCGCGGATGAACTGCCGCGCCATCCCGGCGAACTCGGGCGGGATTTCGCTCATGCCGTCACGTCGTAACCGTCTTTGACGACAAAGCCGATCTCCGCCGATCCGCGCCCGTGTTCCTTCACCCACCAGCGTTTGCCGCCGCACGCCGCGCACACCCAGTTGCGCGGGCAGCCCGGCTCCCCAGGCACGCCGAGAGGCGCATCGGGCCACGGCGCCCAGTCGTCGGCTGGTCCGTGGGTGGTCTGGAACTCGTGGATGCACCCGGCAATACGGCTGTAGTCACGCGCGGTCTCGTCGTGGCAGTAGTGCCCCTCCACCTCGTGACGACGGCGCGGAACGCTGTCACCGGCAGGCGTGCCGATCAGCTTGAGCGTGGGCCGCGCGTCGATGTCGATCGTCACCGTGGTGTGCGACAGGTAGGGCATCAGCTTGCCCTTGTGGAACCCCTTCGCCGCCGCGTTCGATTTGACATACTTGGTCAGGCTTGGCCGGTTCATCATCAACAGGATCGCGATGATGTTGCGCAATTCGCCCACCGAACCGCGCGCCGCGTCCGACCATTCGCCGTCGCCATTGTAACGCGGATAGAACCGGTGCAGCGGATTGAACGGCATGAAGCCCACCGCGTGGCGGGTGGCCAGCGCGTGCCGTTCCCCGGCGTTCAGCTTGTCATAGGTGCTGCCCCACAGGAACGCATCCGAATGCCAGTCGGCGCCCATGCCGCACAGGCGGCGGAACTCGCTTTGCTCCGCCTCTGGCCACTCGGTATGCAGCCGATACTGGATCGGCATGATGTGCGGATCGGTGTTCGGCTGATCGACTGTGCCGCCGACGATGATGTTGACCCGCTCGTGGTCGATCAGATACGCCAGCGTGTGGTCCGACGAACCGGGATCGCCCCATTTGCCGATGCCCTCATAAGCGATCGGGTTCTGATCGCGCATGTAGGTCCAGATCACATGCGACGGGAACTCCACCCAGGTCAGGTCATACGGCGCGCGGGCGAATTGCTGCTCGCGCAACAGCAGATCGGGGATCGACCAGATCACCTCCGCGCAGCGCAACGCCGCCTCCTCCGTCAGCACGAAGCGATGCGCGTTGCGCGCCGATGCCTGTAGCTGGCCGATCGCCTTGGGATGCACCGCGCGTTCCCATTCCGCAAAGCGGTGGTGGATGAAGCGATCCGCCAACGTCGGGCGGCGTTTCTCGCCATCCTCGTGGTCGCGGTCGCGGCGCTTCATGGCGCCACCCCCTCCGGGAAGTGCGCCACGATCTTTTCCTTCATCCGCTTCATGGTCGGTGCGGTGATGTGCAGCCCGCCGATCTGCGCGTCCCAGAACAGGTAACTGGGCCGCATGTGCGGCTTCCAGCGCATTTGGTTGATCCAGGCGAGGAAACTGCCGTCCTGTCGGACGGCAGTCAGCTTGCGGTTGTGACGATGGAAGGTGATGCTGGGCATCGGTCAGCCCGCCACTGGCAGGGGCAGGAAACCGACGCCAGCGACCACGAAGCTGCCGCCGTCCACCTGGAACACGTCGCCTACCATCGAGGAGCGGTGGCCGTAGACGCGCCCGTTGACCGCGACCGGCAACTTGCCGAGAACCTCGACGCCGCGCGCCGGTTCCAGCGACCAGGACGAATTGACGTTGTTGGTCAGGTTCCAGGCTTGCTCCAGGTCGCTGCCCTCGACGGTGGCGACCAGTTCGTAGCCGGTGCCATACTCCAGCAAGCCCGCCGCGTGACGAACGAGGGCCTTGCCGTCCTGGAAGGGAATGCGTCCCATTTCGAGGGCGGCGGTGTCAGTCAGGTGATAAACGAAGATCATGTGCGTTACTCCAGGTTTCAGGTTTCAGGCGATGCCGCGCCGGATCATCCGGTTCAGCGCGAGCGAGGAGGCGAAGGGAATTTTCGCGGCGTGGACCGCCTTGAGCGCGTCGTTGTCGGCGCGATCCAGGATCGCCGTCAGGCGCCGGTAAGCCGGGCCAGACGGGTCCATCTTGGTGATCTTGGCGAAGGCGGTGCGAAGGGTGGCGATGTCGGTCATGTCGAGGTCTCCGTGTGCAGACAGACATTTAGACCGACCGTCACGTAACGTCAAGAAAAACTTTCAGGCTGGCGATTTATTTTTACCGGTCAGCCAGCCGGTCGGGTTGTCGAACAGATCGTCTACCGTCACGCGCCTGACCGGCTGTGGTCGTTTGGCGAACTTGGCGGCGGCGGGATCGATCCGTTTGGCGCCACTCCTGATCGCGGTTCTGATTTTGCGCCGCACGTAGGCTTTCGCCCCCGTGGTCATCACGCGCGGCACTGCGACGCCGTGTTCTCGCATCCGCTTGTGCGCCCAGGTTTCCGCCTCGTGTTCTTTCACATGCGAGGGCTTGTTCTTGCCGGGCGCTGCATGATGCAGGATCGCGTGGGCGCATTCGTGCAGGAAGATGTAAAGCGATTTTCGGGTGATCGGGCGCGGCGCGTCGATGTGCTTGCGGCTGTGGTAACAGCGTCCCGACAGGCTCTTGCGGTAGCCGATCGTCCAGCCTTCCGGCACGTAGCTGGCGCCGATCGCCGTCAGGCGTTCCGCCAGAGCCGCTTTCGCAGCCCTGGCAGTGTTGGGATCGAGCGGGGTCATCGGACGGTCACGTTTTCGACCGTGTGGGTGGTGATCGCGGTGACCAGCTTGTCGATCAGGACGCAGGCGTCATCAGTGCTGCACGCGGGCAGCACGATGTGTTCGTTGTCTTGGCTCAGTATTAGGTCGGTGACCTCTGAGCCGTCAGTCAGGTTGCGGGTGACGGCGCGGATTTGCATGGTCAGTCCTCCACCTTGGCGACGAGGGCGTCCATGCCCTCGCGGGTGATGGCGATCACCGCGTCCCTGGTGCCCATGTCCTGCACCCAGACGAACCCTTTCTGCACCAGCGACGACACCGCGCCGCTGAACGTCACTTTCTTGGGGAACGGATTCGCGGACCACGTCCACACCGGACGATCGATGGCGTTCTCGCCCGTGTCGCCGTCCATGTAGTCACTGTCCAGGATGCCGCGCAGCGCCTGGGCCTCGATGTTGGTAAGCTTAGTCATTTTTCGGAAACTCCGGTTTCAGGTTAAGGAAAGAAAAGCCTGGGGCTAGATGCCCCAGGTTCTGATCTTGTATTGGTTGTAAACGCGGTTGCAGACGATCTGCTTGGAGGTCTGCTTGCCGGTGCCCTTGCAGGAGTAGCAAGTGCCGCTGTGCTGCATTTTGCCGTTGATCGAGGCGCCCCAGCTATACTGGCCAGTGCCCTTGCACTTGCCGCAGGTTCCGGGAGCGGCGTTTTCGTAAGCGAGGTCATACATCGGTTTTCTCCAGGTCAGGTTTCGTGTGCAGCGCCGTTATGAGCCGTTACGTGACGGCAGTCAAGAAAAATCTTTGGGGTAATCGATTTATTTTTCGGGAGGCGTCATGCCCGACTGGCCAGCCGATCGCGTGGAGCGCCGCGACCTCGACACGCTGATCCCCTACACGCGGAACGCGCGCACCCATTCGCTCGCTCAGATCGAGCAGATCGCCAACTCGATCGCGACCTTCGGGTTTTCGATGCCGGTGCTGGTCGATGAGCAAGGCACGTTGATTGCCGGTCACGGCAGAGTCTTAGCGGCGCGCAAGCTGAAGCTGACATCGGTGCCGGTGATGGTCGCCAAGGGCTGGAGCGAGGCGCAGATCGCAGCCTACCGGCTAGCTGACAACCGGCTCGCCCTAAGCGCGGGCTGGGACGAAATGACGCTCCAGACCGAACTGACCGACCTGAAGCTGGGCGGCTTCGATCTGTCGCTCACCGGGTTTTCCGATCTGGAACTGGGCAAGCTGATAGGTAAGGGCACGGCGGGGCTGACCGATCCCGACGATATCCCCGCTGCGCCGCCTGTGCCGCGTTCCCAGCCCGGTGACGTGTGGCGGCTGGGCGATCATACCCTCTACTGCGGCGACTGCCTGGACATCCTCCCCAGGCTCGCTGGCGGCGACGCCGTGGTGACCGATCCGCCCTATGGCATCGGGTTTCGCTACGACCAGCACAACGACGCGCCGGAATCCTACGACGGCGGCTATGGCGCCTGGATTTGGCGGATCGTGGAACAGGCCGAGGCGCTGTGCCCTGACGGCGCGCCTGTGTTCCTCTGGCAGTCGCCGCGTAACATCCGCAATTTCGCTGCGTGGTTCCCGCGCGACTGGCGGCTGTTCTGCGGCGCGCGCAATTTCGTGCTGATGGCGAAGGGGCCGATGTATTACGGCTACGACGCGATCCTGGTGTGGTGGAAGCCCGGCGCCGAACCGTGGACCGCGCGCACCGATAACCGCGACTGGCACGTCGCTGACACCGCGTCCCAAGTGGCCAAGCCCGACAACATCCAACGCCAGCATCCCTGCCCGCGTCCCGCCGATCAGGTGGCGCACATCATCACCCAGTGGGTGCGACCGAACCATCTGATCATCGATCCGTTCGGGGGATCGGGAACCACGATGATCGCTGCCGAGATGACCGGGCGCCGCTGCACCTCGATCGAGATCAGCCCGGCATACTGCGATCTCGCGATTCTCCGTTGGGAACGCTTCACCGGGCGCGAGGCGATGATCGAGGTTTCCGAGGAAATGGCCGATGCCGCGAATTAGACCCGATGAAGGTTTGGTGCCGCTACCCGATACGGCGGGGCGCCGGTTGCTGCGCGGCATCAGCAAGGGGCCGATCCCGGAGTTTGAGCCGACCGAGGATCAGCGCCACGCGGTGATGGTGTTCGCCGCCAACGGCGCCACAAGACAAGTTATGGCCGACGTGCTGAAGATCGACGTTAAAACGCTGGGCAAGCATTTCGCCGCCGACATCAAGCGCGGCCAGGACCACATCACCGGGCGCGTTGGCTTCGTCATCGTGCGCGAGGCGCTGGGCGGCAACGTCGGCGCGGCGAAATACTGGCTCGATCGGCGTGGCGGCGAGGCGTGGCAGCCGAAGGGTGCCTATACGCCGGATCAGTATGATCCCGCCGAAGACAACCCCGAGGAGACGTTCCAGTTCTATCTGCCCGAGAACGGCAGGGATCGTCCCGAGGATGAACCACCGACGATCGAGGGCGATGCGGACGACCTGAAAACCGGCACCGACGATGGCTGAAGCGGTTAGGAAACGCATCCAGCCGCAGCCAGGACCGCAAGAGAAGTTCCTAAATTCAGAAGCCGATATCGCGATCTTTGGCGGTGCCGCCGGATCGGGAAAATCCTATGCGTTGCTGTTGGAGGGCGTGCGCTATCCGCAGAAGGTGCCCGGCTTCGACACGGTGATCTTTCGCCGCACGATGGTCGATCTCCGCCGCCCTGGCGGGCTGTGGTCGGAGACCGAGAAACTCTACTACCACGCCAAAGGCTACCCGATTAACCATCGCCTGGAGTGGCGCTGGGCAGCCGGTGGCATGGTCAAGCTGGCGCACCTGGAACACGAGAACACGATTTACGATTGGCACGGTTCGCAGATCGGCTGCATCTGTTTTGACGAATTGACGACCTTCACCAAGCAGCAGTTCTTCTATCTGATCTCCCGCAACCGCTCACCGACCACGATACGTCCGTATATACGGGCGACCTGCAACGCCGACGCGGGCAGTTGGGTGGCGGAACTGATCGAGTGGTGGGTGGATCAGCAGACCGGCTATCCGATCCAGGAGCGATCCGGCGTGGTGCGCTATTTCGTGCGCGGCGCGGACGATCAACTCGTGTGGTTCGACAATAAACGCGAGGCGATGAACGCCACCGGCTACGACAAGGAAGACATCAAGTCGCTGACCTTCGTCGCCGCCAAGCTGGCCGACAATCCGGCGCTGACCCGCAGCGATCCCGGCTATCGCGGCAACCTGATGATGCTGCCGAAGGTGGAGCGGGAACGCCTGCTCAACGGCAACTGGAAAATTCGCCCGCAAGCCGGGTTCTATTTTAACCGCTCGTGGTGTCAGGTGGTGGACATCCCGCCGGTCTGCACCAAGACGGTGCGCGGCTGGGACTTGGCGGCATCGGAACAGGAAGACGCGTCGGACCCCGACTGGACGTGCTGCGTGAAAGTGGGTCTGACGCATGACGGGCGCTGGATCATCCTGCACTCGGATGCGTTCCGAGGCTCGCCCGCCGAGGTCGATCGACGGATTCTGAATTACGCGCAGCAGGACGGCTACGACAACACCACCTCGCTGCCGCAAGACCCCGGTCAGGCGGGCAAGTCACAGGTCATGGCGCTGACCCGCATGCTGCAAGGCTACATCGTGGAAAGCAGTCCTGAGTCGGGTGATAAGGTCACGCGGTTCGGGCCGTTCTCCTCGCAGGCAGAGGTCGGCAACATCCTGGTGCTGCGCGGGCGCTGGAACGAGCGGTGGTTCAGTGAATTAGAGAACTTCCCCGAGGGCGCGCACGACGACGATCCTGATGCCACCTCTCGAGCGTTCAATGCGATAGCGCAACAGCCGCCGATGCGGTTCGATCCCGACGAGTTGCGGAAGCTGGGCATCCACCTTCCGCCCGACATGGGCGCTTTGTCGCCCTTCCCGTGAGGCTGTATGGCGATAGCTGACTATCTGTGGGGCTTGCTGGGGTTGCTGGCGCGTGACGCTGCGCCCCAGACTCCAGCCGCGCCACCGGCTCCGCCAGCGCCACCGCAAGCCGATCCCGCCGCGCTGTATCATTCGCTGGTCGGCATGGGCGCGCTGCGCGAGGACAACGCGCATCCGTTCCAGCTTTACTCGACGCGCGCCGCGACGCCGGAAGACATCCGCCGTCTGTTCGCGCCCGCCCAGCCATTGCCCGGCGTGGTGCCGCAAGGCGTCCGCGCGATGGCGATGGACGACATCAACAACCCGATGTTCAACTACGGCGGGTTTGCCGGGCTGTTGACCGAGGGTATGGCGTGGCTCGGTTTCCCCTATCTGGCGGAACTGTCGCAGCGCACCGAGTATCGCCGCATCAGCGAGACCATCGCGAAAGACATGACCCGCAGATGGTTTCGCATCCAGGCGAAGGGCAAGGACGACAAGTCGGACAAGATCAGCGCGCTGGAAGCCTGCATCAAGCACCACAAGCTGAAAGAGAAGTTCACTGTCCTGGCGTTGATGGACGGGTTCTTCGGTCGCGCGCACCTCTACCTCGACATGGGCGACGGCGACGATCGGGTGCAGATGAAACTACCGTTGCCGGTCGATCCTCGCATGATCAAGCGGGACGGGCTTAAAGGTATCCGCGTGGTCGAGCCGATGTGGTGTTATCCAAATATGTATAACGCCAACGATCCGCTGAAGGAAAATTTCTACCTGCCGCAGACGTGGTGGGTGATGGGCAAGGAGGTGCATCGCACCCGGCTGATGCCGTTCATCGGCAGGGAAATGCCCGACATGATGAAGCCCGCCTATTCGTTCGGCGGGCTG